TTTGTTTTAAAAAAAATGCGAGTCTGCGCTACGGGTTTAAGGGTTCTCGGTTGCAATCACTGAACCCCCCTGCTACCGGATCGGGCCATATGCCAATCTTATGTCCCCGCCACGGATTTACCAGGGTCTTTATCCCCTACACAGTGGGGTCGGTTGGCTGCCGTCTTTGTTCCCACTCGCATTTGTTTATAATATCATTTCATTATGGTTCAATAGTTTTAAAAAAAACAGGGCAGACCAGGTCGCTCATTATGCCGGTGCGGTGACTTTCACTTATAGGCCCCGGCTTACCGGCGACTTGGGCTCACTACACCTCTTGCCGCCACGTCCTATATAAACGAAATGCCCTCGCTGCTGCCCCGTTAAGTCCGTTTTTGTCCAAAATCACGCTTCTTGATTTTCCCCATACGACCATCAGAATGGTGAAATACTATTCCTTCAATATCTTTGCCCTTTAGCCATTCCCTTAATTCATCAAAAGAACGGGGTACATTTTCATACTTTTCAGCGCAAGCGTGAAATATAAGCACATGATATTTGTGTTTTCTGGATTGCCTTGAATCTTAGGGCCAACAAGTTCATACATACCATCAACGCATTCGGATAAAAAATCTTTATCGGGAAAGGTAAACTCCAACCCCTCCATATGCCACTTGTTTTCTTTGTCGGAAGGATCAATTTCTATCCATCCAACTCGCTTTCCGGTGTTTGAATCAAAGCCTATCTCAATAAATCCAGATGGAATGGGTTTCCCCTTTTTAACCTCCCGTCTTTTAAAGTATTTTTCATTTTCAATCTTTACACATGTTCCATCATACTTGCGGGTGGCAACCCCCTCACCTGCAAAAACCCAAAGACAGTCTGGGTGCGGATCGTTAAGTAGCTCACGCAGGTTATCAGGATTGCGCTTGAATATCGTAGGTATCTTTTTCATTGCATGTCCCCTCCATATTAATCATGCATGTTTCCAAATCATGTTGATCAGTCAGAACCGGCCCCACCGTTATCATCACCTTCAATATGGATATGTTTTTCACCAATAAAATTTGAATTGGAGATCGTCGCATGATCGGCTGTGGCTACTTTGCTCACTGCACGTATCGCCTCTACTATTGTGCTTTGATCCATACCGCTTTCCCTGCCGGCCTTAAAAATACCTTCCATATAATCTTTAAGATTATCTGCTGTTTCCTTGTCTACCCTGCCCCCAATTGTAATAATGTTTTCCATAACAACCTCTCCTTTTTCTTAAATATTATTAAAGCATTCATATCTCCAAATCATACCGATGCCCGGAACATCCCTGCCAATGCTCGCAATTCTCAGTGATCTTGCCAAGCGATCCATCCGGGCGTATCCGATAGCAGTATTTTTTTAATGGTAGCGACAATCGCTTGTGTGATTGCGCCTTCATGCAACCACCCTTGAAATGCTCCGGTGGCTCAAAATCCTTGAACCATTCGACCAGAAAGGGGCGGTCTATGTGATAGGCTTGTTCGTTATTGGACATTTTACATTAAAGTTTCTGGAAAAATAGGGAGTGCCGATAGCCTTCGACACCCCCTGGTTATATTAGTACGCTCCATATGCGTATGCGATTGCTCGCCATATATATTTGTCGGCTGTTCTTTCCGTTCATTGAGTATGCAATTTTCAGCTAATATCTCACGCTCTACCATTGAGCTACCCGGTGATATGGTTGAAATTTTTATGGCCACCGGGACAGGATTCGAACCTGCAACCTTGATTTGTTTAAATCGCATACCAATTACTTGATTAAAAAACATTGCCTTATGCTGAGGGATCAAAACGCTGCTGTCGGGCTCCGCAGGATATTATATTTCCTCCCAGTGTTTCCCCGAAGGGCTTTACTGGCAAGAACCCCTGGTTCATCGCCCTATTTAAGCTAATACTGACAACAAGGCTAACGCTATCCCTATTCACCGTCAATATATTTAAAGATTTCCTTGCCAATTGTTCGTTTAACTACCTCCGTCGCATTGGCACGTTGTCGGGCCTTTTTTACGCCCCGAATAACCTTGTCAATCCGACCGAGGATGACAGATTTTTCAGCCGGGGAGATCATTCCGGACCAGATGTGTTTAACATACTTCCCGACATCTTTTGTTTCGGGGATTTTTTCTACTTGCGCTGGATGCTCTTTTGTCGCATCGTAAAGCACTTGAACCTTGAAAATTTTTTCCGATTTGAACTGTTCTTCTGGATGATCCATTGAATAGACGTGATCGCCTTTGGTTTCATCCGGCACCCATTTATGGCCGGGTGGAAGGGTTGGGGATACCTCGTAAACTGCGCGAACCTGTTTGAGTTTGTTTTCCAATCCGAGTAGAAAGGTTGCGGGGACACCCTTGGCAATCTCTATGCCGTCAATGGTTAGGTCGGCAATAGCCTGCTGGTTCGTTGCCTCCTTTTGCAAAACAGCATCAAGATACCTGACAATAGATTTTTTCTGATAATCCAGCTTTGCATGGACTGTTGTTGCCATTTCCTTGTACTCTTCAGGCGTGTCGTGCTTATCATCACCAAACAATTCCAACCGCCTGTGGAATCCAAAAAAATGATCCGACTTTTTAGTGAAGGTGTTTTTGGTTTCCTCAAGGATTTTTTTATAATTACCCTCAAGGTCTGGTTCAACTGCTAATAGTTCGTGTAATTTTGCCATAAAGATACTCAGCCTCCTTTGTTGTTTTTGTTTAATAGTTATTTTATAGCTACATTACGGCTAAAATCCTAAAATGTCAAGATTCAGTAATCAATATATAGAAATAAAATTACTTTCTTAGGGAATAATGGCCTGGAGTAGGGCGAGTCAACGGCCCCGTAACCTCCAACCGCTCCTTTGTTATATCCTTAAACCCGCACTTCGGGCATTTATAATTTCGGACTCGCAGTTGCGGCTCCCATTGCCTAGAGTCAGTTACCTTCAATTTATGACCGCAGTTTAAACAATCCATACGATTATTATCCCCCTCTTTATTGTTATTTTCTACATGAGTAAACTTGGTTGAAATGGTTTGTCGAGCCTTGCGTTTTTTCGCGCATTTTCTATGCGTGGAAGTAAGCGCAAATTGTTTAATGCCCAACACTTTTGAAAATCTCCGTGTTCGGGCTCTGAAAAATTGAATGCCGATATCGGTATAATATGGTCTATTTGGAGAATATTTTTTCTATTAATGAAATCATCTCTCCATGAATAGCCAGGTGGTATGGTTTTTTTAAGATGCCTAATTAAATCCTTGTGTGTATAGGGTATTAAACTCAACCATTTTACCCTGCGCTTACCCTTGCCTCGCTTGATCGAGTTGCGAATACCCGAACTCATCATAACATTAAGCCGTTTCATTTCTTTTGTAACACCCTTATAGTTACCGTTATTTTTCCCAACAGTATTTCTTCGTAAAATATTATGTTTTATCAATCTTTTTTCAACCGTTCCTCGACTACACCCAAATTTTTCCGATATACCAGCCACAGTCATCTTTCTATTTACATATAAATCGACTATTTCGTCTTCGGGCAGCTGGAGCCATCTTCTTTTCCATGAAGGTTGTATTGTAATTCCGTGCTCTTTCAATCCTCGGCAGATTGGTGTTGCGCTGCAACCGAACCTTGCGGCAATCTGCTCCATTGTCATCTTTCTGTCTATATATAAATCTTTAAGGACACATTTTGGTACTTCGAATTTTCCTTTATATACAGATTTTGACTGATCCCTAAGAAATTCTTTTGGTATTTCAAACCTTCCTGGTTGTCCCGTAGGTTTTCTAACTGGAATTCCATATTTTTTTAATCTTCTATTAATTGTCCACGATCCACACCCAAGTCTTTCCGCAACTTCCCGACACGATAGCCGTCTATTTACATATAGCCCTATCAACTCGTTTCGTGTCGCTTCAAACCTTTTTATTGTTTGAATATTAAATTCTTTGAGCCTCCTTGCAATAGTTCTTCGGCTACATCCGATCTTTATTGCAATCATCCCCGGTGTCATTCTCTTGTTTATATATAACACTCTCAAGTTGTCCTCTGAGATTTCTATTTGTTTCACCATGGGTTATTTAGTTTTTACCCTCCTTTTTTTTGTATCGCACTTTTATCAAACATTTTCCTATCTTTGAATTCACTTTGCTTCCCCGGATTCCAGTTGGCCACGGGCTGCAAGTAGCCAACTACCCTCGAATACACCAAATTGGTCTGATAATTCCGCAAGGTCGCATTCTTTTTAAAACAGGCATCACATTTCAGATACAATTTATTCCCGACAAGCTGATCAACCTCGTAAACCGCGCCCCCGGAAATATTGATATGGTTTTCGCCTTCGATTATAGCAACAATATCAACCGGCTCCCCGCAGTCGTGGCACTTTCCGTTCCATTCGAGTGTACCGTGTTTTTCTAATAATTGGTTTAGTTTTTCTTTGGTCATTTGCGATTCCTTATCTCTTTTGCCTTTTCCCATTCGCCGAATACAGCCTCCTTTAATGCGGTATAAATATTATGTGATCCACATTCACTGAGGCCGCTCATGTTTATCTTTTTTGCATACTCAATCGCAGCATCAACACAACCGTTCCACATTTTAACTATTTGTGGCCTTGAAAGTTCTGAAAAATGTTTTCGCGGCTTACTCATTTTTTAATTCTCCTTTCTTTTTTTTATTAATTTGAGTGAGTTAAGAGGGCAAGGAGCTATTCCTCACCCTCTATTTAAATGTGATTATTTCTTCATAATTACTCCTTCCATGCAAATAAGTTAAGTAAGTGATTATAAAACACACATTTCAAACCTATATAAACCCTACTTTACACTTTGTCAAGACTTTTCTATAAATATCACACAATAACCGTGAAATAGCCCCTTTTTCATGTAAAATAACCAAAAATCATACAAAAATAGGGACTCTGGGAGGCGGACTAGGCGGTTCTTGCCTAATTAATCGATCAATACACAACAAAAGACCGACAATTCCGTCTATTTTACCCTGCGAACTTGCCTTATCGGGATAATACATCCCCGCTGGATTACTTTTGACCGCCACATTATCCGCCATGAATCTTAACAACGGATTGCCGCCATGATTGACCTGCTTTTCAAGTAGCCGTCTTTCAAGTTCGTTACACGGCGGCCCCATATATTTCGGCCCGGCCCCGCATCCGAATACCGCTGGCTTGGCTTTTGATCGGCCCATTTCGATATTCAATTGTCTCATAAAGTCATGTGCGTCAAACATAATGTCTATTGCTATTCCGTGAATGTTGAACACTTTCGCATCCGCTACGATCTGATGTCTCACAAAATCGTAATCTATGGCGTTCCCTTCGGTCGTTTCAAGGAATCCTTGCGCCTTCCAACCTTGATACTGATCGCGGTACTTGTTTTTCTTGTCATAAATTTTAGCCTCCGGACACCATGCACGCATCAGGATGTCTATTTTTTTAGGTTCGTCTTTGTCGGGAAACGCCATCACCCAACAGGTCAGGTCTGATACTGATGATAGGTCGATACCGCCTACGCATGATCGGCCTTTGTATTTTTCGGTTGTTTTTTGCCAGTTTACTTTCATTTTTTTTCTATCTCAGGAAGGTCTTTCTCTGCGGGGGCAAGAGTTAATCCAAAAGCATAGATATCAACCCCCTGAATCATTCTGTGTATTTCCCAATCTTCACCATCTAAGCCCGTCCACTCGTCTTGGTTGATAGTAAATCCAGGAACGAGTCTTTGCTCTTTAGAGATAGAATATTCTTTTTTTATATCCATTATGACGCATAGTTTTCCATGATCGTTTCTGGCTGAAGCAACCATTCCTACCTGTCTTGTGTCAAAAGCAATGAGTATCGGCTTTTTAGGAGCAGATTCTGCCATTTGATCTAATGCACTATCTGCGAATTCAAAGGTTCCACCCCCGGCCTCTTTGACTTTTTTGTTTGTAGCTGCAACTGCAAAATATTTACTCATGCTATCTCTCCCTTTTTTCCAGTTTACTTTCATTCAGCTTTTTGCCCGTCTTGATTTTTGTGTTGCGGAAAGTGTTCGTCAAAACCCTTTAAACAACTATCGGCCCAATCCGAAGCGCCCCAAGTGTAACTGCATACTTCAGTACCCGCAACAGCCTTCCACGCTTCAATCCAAATCTGCTCCCGAACGGTCATTTTTGTTTCCATGTTTCCATCTCCTTTTTTGTTTATCCCTACTGCTCCATCACCCAAACCCGAATAGGCAATTTATAATAATCGATCACAGCATTAAGCCGATCAAGATATTTTTGACCCCTTGGCCCTACAATCAATACAAGTCCAGGCTTTTTACCGGTCATCATGCCATAGTATAGCGCCTGGCTAATTCCTTCGTAAAACTTCCTGGCAAAGTCAAACTCAATTGCATATCCATCCGTCAAGCAGTCAACCCTTGTCCGATCCGGGAGTACATATTCAACTACCCCCTGTTTTTCAGCGCACCATTTATCTTGATACCACCGCTCCGGGTGCTTCTTTTGCGCCGCTTGCCCTGTCTCGATATTGGGCGTCGCGCACGAAAGGACTAAAAATAATGCGATACAGAAAGTTAATAGTTTTGTTTTCATGGGTTCTCCTTTTTAATTTGCTTTGATTTTATAAATTCATTTGCCTTATCATATAACTCCATACTCTTATCAAATTTATCCATCGCCTGTTTATATTTCGGCCAATTTTGAGGGCCTTTGTTAACCTTCATTTCGGCGCACGCCTCTTCTGCCATTGCCTTGCCCCTGCGTACCATCGTGTTCCATCGAACCATTTTAATATCGTGAGCCGGTATTGAATGGCCTAATCGCCTTGCAATTAATTCTAAAAGTTCATCTTTAGTGAGATCACCTATTTCCATTATCCCTCCCCCATTACATATGTTTTTTGCCAGTTTACTTTCATAAAGACGACGCTGCCCAAATATTAGCAACTATCACTGCACCATAGATAAACATCTCATCTGCAACTGTAACATATAAAATTATTACCAACGCAGTCCACATTAATGTCATAATTCTTTTGAATATCATCGCCCCTTCGCCTCTATCTTTTCAGGTTTATCGCAAAGAAAAAATCCTGGTTCCCCACAACTAGGCGGAACAAAATGGGGACCATCTTCACCACAGTTCGGACATTTGCATTTTTTATAGATTTCAACCCTCTTCTTTTTCTTCTTCAAACAACGTCGGCTCATCACTATCCCTCATAAGTTTGACATTACCCTTTTGCGATTTATAGGTTTTCTGCAGGCTGTTCGTTAATAATTCGCTCAAAACAAGCCGCCAATTATTCGTAGTCAACCCCTTTTCCCGGAAAGCGTTCTCAATTTTGCCCATTTCGATCTTTAATTCGGACATCTGTACTAATCCAACGTCTATTACTGTCATTTTTTGTTCCCCCATTAATTCGTTTTATATAAGATTTTGTTCGATCCGTAAGCTTATTGTTCCATTATGTAGACTTCCGAGGTGTGGTTTTGGTCCCACAAGTTTATATCGATCCAGCGGTTGACCTGCTGTACCCAAATATTCATCCTTAGGTTTAAAAAGCTATTGAGACTTGCCGGCATTTGTTTTGCCGTTCGCGCCTCATCTCGCATGTCTTTCAAATAGACACTGACCCCAAGATTCGGATTTGGCTTGAGCCAAACACTTTCATCTTCCCAGTCATCTTCCTGTATTCCAATGCCCTCTTGATTGTATTCGGCCTTCGTTTTTAGTGCTGGCCAATCTGATTTTCTATCTAAAGTATAAATGATCCCAAAAAACGAGTCATCAACAAACTTACCGCCCTTGAAACCGGTTAACACCTTTCTTGCAAGATCGTGTATCTGATAGCATATTGACGCCTGGTCGGTCCCGGCGGTCGTGATAGCTATTTGCATCGGTTGACGCCTTGACCCCATACCTGTTCTGAGTACCCACCAAAGGGTGTGTTTCGGCCAAACATGAACCTCGTCGCATAATGCCGCGTGTATATTTTTTCCATGCTGCTTTTTCTCATCGGCTGATAGTGGCTCGAACTTGCTCCGGGTTTTCTCAACGTGCATATTTCGGGCAAAGGTTTTAATAGCGACCGATAGATACTCATCGATCTCAACCATTGTCTTTGCAGCATCAAAAATTTCCCTTGCCTGGTCACGGTCTACTGCCGCTGAGTTATGAGATGTGAATCCTTCCGCAAAAAAAGTTTTTGTCTCGGTTTCTATATCAATCAATGTACGCATCCCTAATGGTTCTACTGAAACAACTTCAATGTGTCCAGTTGTTCGGTTGAGAGCTTTCCCAACCCATAGCCGATGATGTTCTTGCAGTAATCTGGTTGGTCGCATTTGTCCTAAAAATCGTAGGCAATTAGAAAGGCCTGTCAAGTCTGATACTTGACAATTTGAATTTTTATTCATTGGGCGCGGAGCAGTAAAAACAAACCCCTTATCGTTCAACATTTTCACCACATCATTCATTACTGCTCCAGGGTTTTGAGCAAAACCGATCCGATGTGCCGCCCTTGGTTTGTCAGGAGAGTGTAAATACCCCTCCCCGTCAAAGAATCCAGCTAAATACCCGGCATCTCTCGAATTGTCTTTTTCCCATGGATGGCCAAACGAATTAAGTTTGTATCCAGGCCTAATCTCTCTTGTTTTTTTCCATCCATAATCACGAAATGATCTACATAGCCACGGGTGGTCTGCACTGCATATAACAGACCTTCCGTCGGCAAAAAGAATTTTAAACGATTCTCTTGTAACGGTCCGTTTGTTTAGAACGCGTGATATTCTCAATTTCCTATACTTCTTCTTTGTTTCTGGATGTTCATCGATCCCTATTAATTTATCACCAATTTGTATATCATTAAGGGCTTGCCACGTAAGATCATACTTCAAGATACGAGTTGATGGGTCAAGACAGTAAACTTCCGCCCCTGGTTCATCATCTGCATATAAAAGATACAAGCCGACCGGCGCAATCATGGTTGTCTTGCCATTTTTCCGGGCAACCGTAATATATGCAACCTTAAACCGACGGTATCCAGTATCCGTGTATTTCCATCCAAAAAGATTTGAATCTATAAATTTTTGCCACGGTTCAAGTTCAATAGAGTTGCCTTCCCACTCACCCTTAAAGTGTCGGCAAAACTGATAAAAGTCAATAATTTTATTTGCCGCATCTATATCAAATTCCAAACCCCGCTTTTTCCCATTCTTCAGATCATCAACAAACCGTTCACATGCAAGCCTGACCCACCGGCAAGTTATCATATCCTTGCCATCCCTATCCTTCCCATCAAGGACGCTCCGGGCATATTCAACGGCAGGACAACCCCACTTATCGTATGTGCAGTCTTTATATTCCGTACATGCTATACATTTTATACTTATGAGTTTAGGTTTTTTCAATCCCACCATCCACGCATATCGCTCCCCGGTATATCTTTATCACCGGAAACGATCTGCCATAGTTCTTTCCATTCTTCATTCCCCATCTCTTCTTTTAAGGATTCGTTTATATGGCGATCAAGCAGGGCGAGCACCCAGGAAATCTGCTTGGTCTTTTGATCGCGGGTTTTGTCAATTTCCATTCCCTTGTCAATTCCCTGCCAAAGATAACAAAGACCAACACGTAGCAAGATAAGGGTATAACTATAATCCCAAGGACGGAATTTCCATACAGCCGGGAAAAACCGTATGAGATTGCCGATGCCATGTGGAATGTCAGAACGGAAAAAATAATAGATTGATTTGATTATTCGCATTGTATTATTCCCTTTATGTCCTTAACATCAAACAGTTATGGCACTTTGGGCCAGTATTTCCATCGTGTTTGCATTCGATACAGAACCACGGTTTATCGTCAAACGGTTCGGGTATCGGCCCCGCAAATCGACCACATAATTCGGTTATTTTCTTATATCCATATTCTGTTCTACACAAAGGAACATCAGACTGTTTCATATCCCCCAACGATTTAATCACAACCGGTGGATATCCCGGTTCTTCTTCCCACCAATACCAGCCCGGTTCTTCCGGGTGTATACTTGTATATTGCATTTTAATCCCCTTTTATTCCTGGCTTATATCGGTTAGGTATTTTTCCTCACCATCACACCACCTGATAAGCTGCTCTCGCGTTTCATCTGATATGTGGGCATGAATTTGAAACAATCCAGACCGAATGACGGCTATAACTTCAGCCAAACAATCTTCTGGAACTGCAAGTATTTCTGTTGCCATTTAGCCTCCTTTGCTAATCCTGTCTGCAAACGCATCAAAAATTTCAAACTTCTGAAATACAGGATAATCCCTATCGTGTGCCCCCCATTTTACCCACGCCCGGACATATCGATGCTTCCCCCTGTATTTGCCATAACAATAAGCGGCCTCGTCTCCAGTATTAAAAACAACCCAAACACGCTGCCCCTTATTGAAGTGGTTTGTCTCGAAGGGCATTTTAAATGACTCGGCTGTTTTCATTTAGTCCCCCTTCCGTATTTCGCAAATCACGAGCTATCATATTCATATCGATATCCGCAAATATCGCAACGGATTTCTGTTCTGGTTTTGCCGATTTTGGTTTCTGTTGGCCAATGCGGTGGCGGCACATAGCTTGCCACTGACCTGCATGATATTACGACCTCCGGCGTTTCCTTCCACCCATTTGCGACACCTAAGTCTTGTATTTCTGGACTTACTTGTTTCATAATCCCTCCCTTGTTCATTTATCGTTACATTTTTACCATCAAAACAAATCCAACCCATTAATATATCAGAATTAAGTCGTTACATTTTTGCTGTCATTTTATACTTTCAATCTCCTGTTTCATTCAATATGATACATCCATCCTTGTTTCATTTAACCCTAACCGGTTTCCCGCCCCTTGCCATAAATTCAGCCAGCGGATCATTCTTTTTCTTTTCGGTCGCCTGAACGCCCGACCGGCTGCTCGGTGTCATGCCAAATTCAACCATCCATTTTCTCATTTCGAGTTCGGCCCTGTTTTTAATTGCCCATAGGGGTGATTGCACTATATTCCCACCGGACAAAATCTTGCCCTCGACCATCTTTCCATCGACCATCTGGCTTTTATCTCTTTTGATGGGTGACTTTATATAGAGTCCGGTTCTTTGGAGTTTCACTGTAATATCAACCCAATTAGCAAAGCATTCGCAATATGCAGCCAGCGCAACTATATCAACTTTAGTCAGCAACCCCATGCCGTGTAATTCTTTTGCTATTAGCGGCCAATGTTTTCGAGCCACTTCGCTCAAATACTCCGGGGCCTTTGGAACCCTGTCCGATGTTTCCGGTTGCGGTTCTTTCTTGTTTTGCTTCCGGTGATACGTGTTCTTGCCACCGCGAAGTTTTTTGATTGCTGTTGGTAATGGTTTGGTTCCTGGTTTTGGCATTATCTTATTTCCTTTTTGATTGTCGATAATGCCTTACGAATTATCTGTTAAATTTCGGTATTGTCCTAACTGATCGGGTTAAAACGATACGCTCATTTTATTTCTTTTGGTTTTCCTTAATTAAATAACTTTAGTTGTCTTGTCTCTTTCTCAATCCTCGGGATCCCGATATCCTTGATATAGGTCTCGGACAGTTCAACCATAATAAACTTCCGGCCATGTTTATAAGCCACGATAGCGGTTGTCATGCTGCCGGCGAAAATATCTAAGACGGTGCAGGGAACAGGCTCAGGAACAACCTCTTCAAAATAGTCCCAAAGGTCAGCACTCTGCACTTCAACGCTATCAATATTAAACTCTTCGACCTTGCATTCACACCCGGGCTCCCAGCCGATGGTTTTGGATTCTGGATCGCCAGCCCGTATTCTTTCACCTCTTTTATCTATACCCCTGTCGATACCGTCTCTTTCTCTGTTTCCGATCAACCCCTTCTCCACAACCCGAGCCCAAGGACTCCCACACTCCGCACAGCACCCCTTTTCACTCGTTCCGGCCAGTATACAGGGCTCAATCAACTTCGGGGGGAAGGTGGCAAAATGAGCGTCTGGAAACGGGTGCGTTGCTATGTTCCAGACTGAGCGTTTGTTGCGGCCACCAACTCCACAGAACTTGCCATTAAACTCTTTTTCTCGCCTATCCCCTTGCACTAAGTCGTTTTTATGGTCATGCCATGATTGGCCCACTGAACCCTGTTTTAATCCATTGGTTGCTGGTTCCTCTCTCACCGCATCAGCATCATAAAAATACTTAGCGGATTTCGTAAGCAGGAAAATGTATTCATGGGATTTCGTGCATCGGTCGGTTACGCTCTCGGGCATAGGATTGGGTTTTTTCCAGATTATCTCTCTGTCTTGCCCATGCCGCCATATCCTCTCTTCGAGTTGCCAACCACAGTGAGGACAGTAAACTTCTACCTCTTCAATTA